GATTTTGATGGCACCAGCCATTGGCTAGTAAGCAATTTTGGCTCAACAACAAGCATACCAACGACAACAACAGCCGTATTTAATAAGCGCGTATCGAGCGTTAGCGTTATCTATGATGGATATTCCGTTCAATCGATTTTATATGATAATATCAGGTTTGCGAATGGAAGCTTAGTTAGTGGTACTAGCATTGGCATAAACGAACAGCATTTATCATTTGCGCTGTACAATGGGGCATCAAGCAGTCTTTACATAGATTCGCAGTTAAACGCTTCCGGAAACGCTGGCTCCAATGGAGTTGATGGTATTACAATCGGCAATATAAGAAACGACTTGTTGCCCAATTACAAACTGAACGGAACAGTACAAGAGATTATTATGTATTTTTCCAACCAATCCACTAACCGCGCCGCCATCGAAGCCAACATCAACGCCCACTACGCCATCTACTGAGCCCTTGTAGTGTCCCCGTCTAATCACCTTCACTAGAACGCCTGGAATAGATTAACGTGTAACAGCGCTGGAGTCAGTGTAGTATTAAAGGGCATCTAGCGTACAAATTTACGTGCCCGACACACAACCTGTGGAGCAATCTCCTGTGGAGAACGCTTCTCAACCACCTGTGGTGGTTGATAACACGGAGCTGGCGAGTCAAATTGAAGCTTTGCGTGCGAAGAACGCGGAGCTTATTTCCGAACGTCGCAAAGACCGTGAAAATCGCGAAAACCTACAAAAGCAGCTGGAGGAATTACGTGTAGCTCAAGAATCGGCTCAAACCGCAAAGTTAGCGGAATCCGGCGAATTCAAAACCTTGTGGGAACAAGCTCAGGAAACAGTAGCGGAGCTTAAACAACAGCTGGCTGCAAAAGAAGCAGAAGTCGAGCAAGTCAAACAGGGTTATACGCAAGAACAACTACGCGCCAGTGCTATTGGCCAATTATCCGCAGCTGGTGCATTAGCGCCAGATCAGTTGTATCGTTTAGTGCAGGAGAATCTTCGCGCTAAAGACGGACAGCCTGTGGCTTATGTTGGCGGTGTTGAGGTTCCAATCGGCGAGTATATCGCCAACCTTAAAAATCCCGGCAGCGGATTCGAGCATCATTTTGCCGCTACGAACCGTGCCGGTATGGGTGTAACGGGTAGTGCCCGTAGCACCGTTCTTCCCGGCCAAACCAACCCCTGGTCTAAGGATGGCTGGAACGTCACTCAGCAAATGATGATGCTTGCCAGCGACCCCGATAAAGCCAGGTTGTTAAAGGCGGAAGCCGGTAAATAGCCCCTGTGGGGCGCCACCGCAACCCTGACTCCACCGGAGCTACCCAATGTCTGCTTCTAACAGCAATTTCGGGGGAACTTTTCTCTCGAACCTTGTAACTCGTCCCGAGTTTCTTCAGTACACCGCCGAGGGTATTTTCGAGCAATCGAAATGGATCCAAAGCGGCATTGTGCAGCGTAACGCTGCGCTTGACGCTCGTGCCGGCGGCACCCGCGTGCGCGTACCTTTCTTCGATCCCATCGCGCCTACCGAGACCCGCATCCTTTCCGCTTCCAACTGGAATGGCGGTCTCGGCTATCTGACTGCGCAGAATGTAACTGCCGACGAGCAGATTATGACTCTGCTGCATCGCGGTTTCGCCTACGCCGCAGACGACCTCAGCAAGCTTGGTTCCGGCGCCGATCCTCTGGCTCACGTTCGTAACCAACTGAGCGCCGCCATCAACAAACTGAAAACCGCCACCCTTGCATCTCAACTGCTGGGTCTTTTCGGCGGCATTAGCGGCGCCGGCGTTCTCGGTCCTAACCAAGTCAACGCTTCTTTTGCGGGCGTGCCTGGTTCGATGACGGAAGCCAACTTCCTGAACGCGGCCAACGTGGTGAAAACCAAAGCCAAGCTGGGTGAGCGCGGCGATGAGCTGGACTCAATCGCCATGCACTCGAACGTGGCTTACTACCTGCAACAGGTAGGCATGTTGACTTTCAGCGCTTCTGCGTTGTCTGGCGGCACTGCCATCACCTTCGGAAACGGCGGTGTTGGCCTGGAGCAAACCGCAGTGCCTTATTTCGCCGGCCTGCGTGTGGTGATCGACGACCAACTGACTTATCTGGCTGGCGGTACTTCCACCCATGTGGTGAAGTATCCGGTTTACCTGTTTAAGAGCGGCGTTGTATCCGAAGGTATTCAGCAGGATCTGCGTCTTGCTGCAGACCGGAACATCCTGTCGATGCAGGACATCCTCGCTGTGGATTACCACTACGGTTACCACATCACTGGCACCAAGTGGGCCGCCGCCGGCGACAACCCCACCAACGACGCCACTTCCGGCAACTTGGCCGACACCAGCAGCTGGAACCTCGTCTACAGCACCACCAAGCAAGTGCCCGTGGCACGTCTGCTGGTCAACACCCCGCTGGACACCACTGCATACTGATAATCATTATCAGTTCAGTCATGAAGGCCCCCATCACAGGGGGCCTTTTTTATGCGATCAATCGGCCAGCTCACCAATACGCATTTTTTCCTGGTAAGCAAAGATTTCCGGCGCCCGCCCCACCATCTTGTAGGAGTGGCTTAGCAGTTCCCGAAAGACGTGTTCACTGACGGCCAATTCCTGCTGGATCGTCTCGGCGTCTTTGCCGGCGGCAAACATCTCACGGATTGCCTCAGCGACTGGTTCTAGGGAACGAACAGTCTTACCGGGCATTACACCTTTGTCTTTTACTTCTAGGCTGTCAGCAGTCTTGCGAGCAGGCATGAGTACAGTGCGTCTCTTCGTAGTACAGGATAACTGTCGCAGCTTTGTTGATGTTCAGTACGGCCAACACCTCGAAGCCCAAGCGGAGCTAGAGATGTTTGGCGCGAAGGTGTATCACTCCATGGTTTTGCAAGAACCGCCCAAACAAAGGAAATCCCGCACTGGCGCTAGACTCAGGCAAAGGATGTATTAACTGTGGCTGCCGTTATTGATGCCACCATTGCCGGAGTGTCAGCCAACAGCTATGTGACGCTTGCTGCTGCAAACACATATTTCGAGACTGTACCCGACTCTGCGACATGGTCGGACAAAACCGACGACCAAAAAAACCGCGCTTTGATCAGCGCCACCCGCTGGATCGACGCCCTCAGTTTTTACGGCGACCGCTGCACTACAACCCAAGCATTGAAATGGCCACGAGAAGACTTTGAGGTAGACGGCATCGAGCTGGTCTGCACTGTCATTCCAACAGAAATCAAAGTCGCCACCTACGAACTGGCACGTGCTTTAGCTAACGACACCGACGCCATCACCGGCAGCACTGGTATTACCGGCCTATACGACCAAGTCGAACTAGGCGAACTAAAGGTTAAGTACAAATCCAGCTCTACCACACCGGGCATGGTCAACAACGTGTTCGATCTTTACCCCTGGCTACAGACTTACCTTGGCGCTTACTGCATGGGCGGCGCTACTAACTACGCCGTCCGTCTACGTCGAGGCTGACATGGGTCTAATCGACACTACTTTTGCGCCGATTCCCACCTCGCTACTTGCGGACTGGGGCCAAAACATCACGTACATCAAAACCAGCACTCCCCGCACATACGACCCCACAACAGGATCTGTCTCTGGAGCGGATACAACAGTCACGATAAAAGCTGTTATTACGCGGGTAAGCCCACGGGAATTTGAAGGTTTGTATCAGACAACCGACCTAAAGGTGATCATTGGCACCAGCGAGCTTGGAACGTATTATCCAACCGAAGCCGATCGCATCCAGTACCAGCAAGCGGGAGAAACCCGCGAAGCCAAAATCATCGCCATTACCACCTATCGCGGCGACAACCCTGTCTACCACTCCCTAATCGTGAGGCCCCAATAATGGCACGCAAAGGTTTTTGGAAAGGCGGTATAAACCTGCTTGAAGAGCTAGATCGCGTAGCTGCGACAACCGTATATAACGGACCTAAACGTGTAGCAGAACGTTTGGTTCGAGAAATGCAGCAAGCGGGTCCCAGCTGGACCGGAGAGTTCTCAAATTCATGGGAAATTCAAACACCAACAAGACTTGTACGTGGTACTGGTCAAGCAGGAGAACCGCGACCGCTATACACACCACCTTTGACCGGTCGTCAAGTTACAAAAAGTTTTATCGGTAAAGATAGCATCGTCTTTCGAATCACAAATTTTGCGCCTCACGCATTAGAAGCTATTGATGCTGTTCAGCATGATCGCCAATACTATGCCCGCCGTTTAACTCCAGAACCGCAAACAGCACTTGGGCGACAAAAGTGGGAACTTAACAACCCTCGTTCTCAGGTTTCTTACCGTGGCCAAACCGGCGGAGGTAACGAAGGACTTAATTCCAGTCGTACAGCACCGCTCGACTGGTTTGCTACTTACGCTAGTTCTAATCTAGGACGAGCCGTTCAACTGGAGATGGATTCTGCTATCTCGCGTAGATTTTTATGAACTACCAAGCTATCCGCGCGGCTATTGAAAATCCTTTACTTGCTGCCTTTGGCGCATTATCACCGGCAGTACCGGTGTATTTCGACAACATCACGGCAGTACCACCTAATACCACCACTGAATACGTCCGCGTCAATGTTACTTTCGGCATTACCAACGAACCCACGCTTACTACAAGCCTGGATACAGCACGTGGAGCGCTCATTGTTCGCGTTTTTACCGAAAAAGGTCGCGGTCCAGCCAGAAACCAGCAACTGATTACAACAGCCTCTTCGGTAATCGAGACACTAAATTCCACACCCAAAGCACCCACTGGTGTGTACATGCGAACTGGCGCGATTACCGGACCGACATTTTCTGCCGTGGACGGCGCCCCACATTTTGTGGGACGACTTGAAATGCCTTGGTTTGCAACTATCGTATCCGCCACTGGGGTTTACGAACCCGACGTGTTTGAACTCGGAGTGTTCGTCTAAATTGCGTATAAAGCACTAAGACCGTGGCACTAAACCTTGTACGCCGCCTCGTTAAGGGAACTGCGCTTACCGCAGCTGAGCACGACGCCAACTTAACGACACTAGAAACGGCTATCGAAGCCCAACTGGTGCGCGGTCAAGCCAGCAAAGTGACGACCGGCACTATCAGCATTGGTGCTCAAGGCGTGTACCAGACAACCGGGCTCACTGCCACTTTTGACAGTTCCACCGCATTCGGCATGACGCTTGGAACGACTAATACTTTTGCCGTCAAAAATACAAGCGGTAGTACACGTTTAATGCAGATTTACGGAAGTATCGATGCTGCTGACGGCAATAATCAAACCCTTGGAGTTAAGTTGGCTAAAAACGGCGTGGCCATTGATGAGACGGAATGTCGCGCATTTACAGGTTCTGGTAGTCAAGAGGCGAAGTTGGTCACAAACTGGATTATTAGTATGGCCAACAACGATGAAGTTGCCTTGTTTATTGCAAATATCACGTCGGGGGTTGATATTGAGCTACGGCGGGCACGTCTAGTTGCAGTCGAGGTACGGTAATCAATAGGAGCTAAAGTAACGTAAGCCGGGCAGTGCCCGCCCCATCTGACTTACTTCCCATGGCCGCGACCGTCATCACGGGCACTTCCGGTGCCTTCTACTACAAACCCGCTGGAACGATCGGTAGTTTCGGTGAGACCAACGTCAATACCACCACCGACACGATCACTGTCGAGACCTTCTACGGTTTCCAGGTTGGTGATCCAGTCAAGTTCAGCGTGCAAAATAGTGCCGGAGCTAGTCCCACCGGCACACTTCCCGCAGGCTTGACCGCTGGCACCACCTATTACGTCATTAGCTATACCCCATCTACTGGCGCACTCCAAGTGTCCGCCACAGATGGTGGGTCTGCTGTGGACATTACCGACGACGGTACTGCCATCGGCAATAACTATTTCCAAGTGGCTTACGCAGATTATGAGGCTGTAGGTCAGGTACGCGAGTGGACTTTCGAGATCACACGTACGGAAATTGACGTTACAACCATCGGTCACGATTCCGCGCAGTATGCACCTTTCCGCAGCTACGTCGCTGGTTTTGCGGAAGGCACTGGTTCTACCACCGTCTACTTCACCACAGACGACGAGAACTTTGCCAACCGGATGATCAACGACATCATCCAACGCAACCAGACTGGCGCTTACGTGAAGTTGTACGTTGACCGTGTGTTTAGCGCTGGCACTGTTAGCGAGACTCTGAGCCGCTCGATCGCAATGCCGATTGTGCTTACTTCTGCAAGTCTTAGCGTAAATCCCGATGATGCCATTTCGGTGGCAGTCAACTTCCGTCCCAGCTCCAGTCCTACTTTCGATCTCGTAAAAACCGCCTGATAGATTACTCGGGCAGTAGGTTTAGCAACCCCGGCCTTAAAACCGGGGTTTTTTGTATCTAGTCCGCTACAGTAGACGCAAACAAACAGGATTGTATGCCTGCCTCAATTCCAGTCCGCGCCATTGATCGCCTGCGTAAAGCAGCGAACCTGGAGCCTGTAAAGAAGGTTGTTGAACTATCGGATGGCAGCATATTTGAAATGTGGGTGGCACCGCTGACGATGGCTGAGCGCGAACGCGCACAAAAGCAAGCCAAGTCGGACGATGCCAACGCTTTCGCACTTCAACTGCTGATCGCCAAAGCACTTGACGAATCCGGTACAAAGCTTTTCAGCGTTGGCGAACTGGACGTTCTCAAGAACGAGGTCAAAGACAAGGATTTGCAGGCTTTGATGCTGGCAATCCTTACCGATGACGCCGAGCCGATCGACCCAAAATCCTGAGCGCCGAA